TGATGAGGTAATTATTAATGGCGATGTAACGGATATGCCTTACATATCAAAGCATAGTCAGAAGTTATACCAAGAGGGCATACTAAAAGGATATACCGAAGTAGGAGAGATTGAATACACTAAAGAGCAGATACTCAAGCCTTTACGATTAAGTACAGATGCAAAGATTAGGGTAAGACTAGGTAACCACGATGAAAGAATAACAAACCCTTATAATCTAGGCGATAAGCAATTAGCAAGATTGGCAGTATTATATAAAAATTATAATAGTACTAAGTATAATGAAATGCTAGATTTGAAGCAAAGCGATGGTTTTATTTATGATGAAAGCGATGTGTATAATTTATTTAACATATTTGATGTAACACACGGATTAAGTTTAAATAAAAGCGCAGCAGAAAAAAACATTTTTGAATATATGGGTAGTGGAAGCACTGGTCATACACACAGATTAAATTCTAAGTATTTAACGAATAGAAAGAATCCGTATGTATGGCTTGAATCAGGTTGCACTAGGTTAACCAAAGAGGTAGAATTCTTCCCAACTGGTAAGACTGCAGATTGGCAGCAGGGGTTCATAGAGGTAGTATTTACAAAGACAGGATTCTTTGCACAACCTACTTTGATTTTAAATGGTGAATGTTATTATAACGGAATAATTTATAAAGGATGAACGGCTCAATATTAATACCAGAAAAATTTAAATTAAATGGTAAAACCATTGAAGTAATAATTGATAATGATTATTGCAAGGATAATAAATGTATGGGAGAAGCTGACTTCACTTTGAATATAATTACTTTGTGCGATGAGTATGGTGGTAAGAAAGTTAATAAAAGAAGCAAAGAACAGATATTCTACCACGAATTAATACACCATATATTGAACGCAATGAATTTAGAGAAATTAAAGTATAATGAATTGTTCGTAGATATGTTTGCAGATAAGCTAATTGAATACGAAAGAAGTAAAAGATAGTTTGTTTTTTAGTTTTGGTTACCCCTTAGTGTTTCTACATTGAGGGGTTTTTTTATGGCTGAAACCCAATAGAATCAATAGTTATTAAAATAATTATATATATAATATAAATTAATTTAAAATAAAGTTTAAAAAAAAGTTTATTGTATGGAATATTCTTTATAACTTTGTTTAAGTTCTTTGACATACTGGCTTATTATTTATATTTTATAAACTTAAAAACTAAAAATTATGAAAAGTAACATTACTACAATCGAAACACTAATTACTGAATTTGACCACAAAAATATAAGGTGTGGCAATTTATCATTAATTGCAGAAAGAATGAATTACGATTTAAGCACTTGTGGTTTATTTGATTTTGCTGAGGCAAAATATTCTGAATGGAATGACAATTTAAGAGAAAGGTTTAAAAATCTCAAATCATATTATTTGATTGACGAAAATTCTACTATTTTACAATTGCAAAACGCAATTAAAATTAGATTTGAAAGCTATAAATTAAATAACCCTAATTGGTATATTTCAACTGAATATTCAAAAAATCTTTCTAATTTGTTTAAAAATATTTAAATACAAGGGGAGCAGCATCCTATCAACTGCATAAACCAAAAAACAAACAAATGAAACCAAGCCACTTAAAATTGCTCGAAAATTTGTATAATTTTTTAGGAGCAAACGAACACTTACTCAAATCAGAATTTAAAAAGATTAAGAAATCAAAACAAAAATTTAACTTCCAGCAATTTTGCGTAACCACTTATTCAAACTTAAATGAAAACAGTACAACCACCCAAACCGACCAAAGATTTTAATACTTGGATTAACTACATTCATAACTTAATAAAACAAAACTATGACACACCAAGAAATTAAAGATGCAATTATTATTTCAATCCTAATTTTTGGCGCATTAATCGCTGACAAACTTTTAAACTTTTAATTATGACAATCAAATTTAAAACCGAAGTAGAAAACGAAATTGCACTTGAACTACCATTATATTTTAAATTAATTAATGGAGTTATTCAAGATTCTTACTTTGCTATTATTAGAGAAGACTTAGGTATATCTAACTGGGGAGGCAGAGATATATTGGTAAACAGGTTCCCTGAGCATATAGCTAAGCTAACACTTGATAAAGATTATAAGCAAATAACAGAAGCAGAATTTAAAACTGCATTAACCCAAACTTGTAACTATTTAATAAACCTAATATGAGCAATTTAATCAAAATTCAAAGCGAATTAAAAGCACCAAAGAATCAAACGAATGCGTTTGGTAAGTATAAGTACAGAAGCTGCGAGGATATTCTCGAAGCAGTTAAACCTTTACTTCTAAAGTATAATTGTCAAATGATAATAAGCGATTCAATTAAAGAAGCAGGTGGAGTTATTTACTGCGAAAGTAGGATTGTATTTACCGATGGTATAGAAAATTATTATACAACTGCTTGTGCCGGAATAGAACCAAACAGAAAGGGAATGGACATTGCACAATCCTTTGGAGCATCTAGTAGCTACGCTAGAAAGTATGCTTTAAACGGTTTATTCTTAATAGATGATACTAAGGATGCAGATGCTACAAATGACCACGGCAAAGCAGAAAAACCTTTTATGACTGACCACCAAATGATATCTTTAGTAGCTAGATATAATGAAGGAGAAAGGGATGTATTCGAAAAAGCAAAAGCACATTTAGTTTTGAGAGACAAAGATTTACTAACCATAAAAGCAATGAAATAATGATAGAACAATATTCAACAGAATGGTTTACCCAAAGAATGGGAAAAATCACAAGTTCAACTATTTACAATTTAATGGTTGAGCCAAAACTAAAGTCTGAAGCAGGTAATTTAGCAGCAACTACTAAAGACTATTTAACATCTAAACTAGCTGAAAGGCTTACAGGAGTGCAAAGAGAATTTACTTCTAACGCAACTAATCACGGACTAGAATTAGAGAATGAAGCCATTAAATTTTACGAAGGTAAGGCAGGAACAACTGTAAAGTCAGGCGGTTATATAGAAATGATTAATGGATTGTACGGTGGCACACCTGATGGGTTAATAGAAGGTGGTGGTATTATACAGGTTAAATGTCCTTATAATTATACTAATCACATTAACAATGGTTTAATTGAAGGTCAGGAGTATTTTAAAAAGAACTACAAACAATACTACTGGCAATGTCAAAGCGATATGATGATAACCGAAAGTGAGTTTTGCGATTTTGTTTCGTATTGCCCTGAGATTGCAGATAACTTAAAAATGTTTATTTTTAGAATTGAGGCTAATATTGAAGATATGCAATTACTTTTATCAAAGATTAATCAGGCGGGAGAATATATGAATAACCTTTATAACCAATTAACGAATGACAGATAACCTAAAGACAATTTTAAAATACATTCAAATTTATACAAGTTGCAGTAATTATGATTTAGAAAAAATTGCTTTATTATTTGATAGATACCCTTTAGAGAAAGTAAAAGTAAAGGTAATTGAGAAAGAAAAAAAGGTATTTGTTAAAGGCAAAAATGACTTAGACCATTGGACAATTAATTATTTAACAGAAAATAATATAACTTACGATCAATTAACAGAGAACAATAGAAAATATGAAACTGTTAAGCGTAGGGTAGAATTTTCAAAAGCAGCTAGAGAAAATGGATTTATTTTAACCGATATTGGAAGAAAATTAAAAATGCACCATTCCAGTATCATACACTTAGTCAACCACTTTAAACCTTAAATATGACAACACCAACAAATCAGAATGCAGAAGTATTAAATTTGCTTCTAACTGAAAAAAGACAAACAAGTTTAAACCTTGTAATGAATGGTATTTTAAACCCAACTGCCAGGATAACCAACCTGAGAAAGATGGGAGTAAATATCATATGCGATTTAATCAAGCATACCAATAAGTTCGGTAGAACTATTCATTATGGAGAATTCTCTATTTTGAATAAAAAAGATGCTAGAAAAATTTACACACAAATTAATTAATTAACTGGGGTGGTTAATCGCCACCCCTTAAATTTAACATATGATAAACATTAAAAAAGATATTTTAGAATATAGAATAAA